GTGGCGCGGGTGACCCCAGAGCACGGGCACCGGCTGCTCGCCTGCGTCGTAGAGGCGTTTGATGTCGCCGAAGACCTCGCGCGTGAACGCAAACGGCCCAGCGGGATGGCCGTTCCATTCGCTCTCGTAAGCCATCTCGACCCACGAGCACTGCGCGTCTCCGAGCAGCGGCGACTTCATTGCTGGCTGCGCGGCGACGTCAGCGAATGCGCCGAGCGTGGCGCGCAGCGCGAGTTTGCGTGAGCCGTCGAAGGCCGTTGCGGTCGATGCCATGATTACCTCACAAACGACGACGCGCCGAAGCCGGGCGTCATTGCAAATCCCGCTGGGATGCTGGTGATGACTTGCAAGCCCTCGTCGCGGAGTTCTTCTTCCGATAGCGTCGTGATGACGCAGCGGCACTGGAAGCCTCCGGGCGGCGAGATATTGGCAAAGCTGCTGTCGTCAGCGCGCCAGACCTTGCGATTCATAGGCGCGTGCTCAGCGCGGACGCGATTGTCCTGCGCCGTGAGCCACTGCCTATACGGGCGAGCCTCGAGGACGTCGGGGTCATTCATTTGCGTCCAGCGTCCCGCGCCGTAGGCCGTGGCGACGTTGGTGCGGTAAACGTTCTCGAGGTAGCTGGGGTCTTGCGGCGCGATGCCGAGCGTGATGGTCTGGTCTTCCATCGCGCGTCGGAAGTCGCGCAGTGTGTTGCCCTCTTCAAGCGTTCGCTGTAGCTCCTCGACGGCGCGGCGCGAGATGACGTCAAGCTGCTCGTCGGTGGCAAGCGCTGCACGACGCCGATACGCACGCAGCACTTCCTCGAGGATGGCCGGGTCGCCTCCGCGCTCGCGCCAGAAGGCCACCGCTTCCGAGAATGGCATCTTGAGGAACGCGGGCCTGAGGTCGACGGCGAGCTGCCGCTGCGCGCCCTGCGGGTCAAGCTCCACGAGGCGCACGAACATCTGGCCTGCGAGGTCGCTCTTGACGCTGGCCTCGTAAATCAGCCGCTCAAGCTCAGGCTCGCCCTTGAACGCGGCGACGGCGTCCGCGACAGCGTCCGCGCCACCAAGCGCTGCCGCCGCGATGGCCTCGCGTACCGGCGTGAACGCGACGACGCCCTCTAGGGTCGTCTCCGCGGCGACGACGTAGGGTCGCCCGATTACTGCGCGTACGCGCGCCTGATCGGCCTCGTCGCTGAGAGCGAGGACGTCTGCGAAGTCACCGACCTCGTCGACAGCGCTGGCATCCCATGCGCCGAGCCCGCTGATGTCTGGAAAGGGGAGGCCGTGGACGCACCTCCGAGCGTTTCAGCGGGCGTCACGGCCTCAACCGATGGCGAGCCCGTCTCGACTGGCGGCGCGGCCTCAAAGGGCAGCGGAGAGCCCGGAGGCGCAGGCGGCAGCTGGACGCGCGCGATGTTCTCGCCGCCGTCCTCGACGCTCCACGCTGGCAGGCCCAGCGAGGCGCGAATCTCATTGACGCGCACGCTGCCGGTGTCGATGGCGTCGCGCGTGATCGGCAGCGAATCGTCGAAGAGCGTCTCGATGACCGGCAGCGGGATATCGGCGCGGCGAAGGTTGTAATAGGCCAGCCACCTGACCACGTCGCGCGTGATCGAGCCCCACATCAGCGTCGAGTCGAGCTTGCTATTCTCAAGCCGCACGCCGTCGCGCGTCTCCGTGCTCGAGCGCGAGCCATTCGCGCCGCTGAGGTAGAGGTCTGGCGACACGCCGAGCGAGAGGAAAAGCTCCTCGTTCAGCGACGCGCGAAGCTCTTTCCAGACGCCCGTCGAGCCTGCGCCTGCAGGGTCGATGATCTTGATATCCGACGTGCCGCTCGTGACACCGACGCTGTCGGCCGTGAGCTGCTGGAGGTCGTCGAGGATGCGCTGCCGCTGCGCGCTATCCGACGACGCGGCCATCTGCGCAAGGACCAAGGGATTCCCGAATCTCTCCGCGCCAATCAACCAGAATGTCCAAACATTCCTTTTGAAAAGCCAGTAAAAGACCGCCGCGAGGAAATCCCCCTGATCCATCGGCCGGCCGGGGTCCGTCCACGGAACGTGCGTGAGAAACTTCGCGGGATAGTTGACCGTCGAATACCACTGATAGTCGAAGTCTCTAACCTCGAGTGACCAGTCCTGCGCATATCGCAAGTTGCGCGTCTGCACTGGCACCGGCTGCGGCATCCACGCGCCGCCGCGACGCGACCAGACAAGCTCGTGACACGAGATGCCCATGCCGATGGCGTCGAGCACCCTCATCAAGAACGTCTCGCGCGCCTCGATGCTAGTCAGCCATTCCTTGGTCAGCTGCACCAGCTCTTCGGCAGCGCCGCGCATTTCGGGCGCGACGTCGTCGGCCATGCGCACGGCGAAGCCGCGCCCAGCCACCGACGAGCGGCGCGTCGAGTACGCGCGACGCACGACGGGGTCACGGCGCATCTGCGTCGCCATGTCGGCCCAGTACTCGTAGTTGCCGAAATCAAGCTCGCGCAGCGCCGTCGAGATGCGCCCCGGCGACACCGGCTGTAGCGCGCGTCCGCTGATCGCGGAGAGCGACTGAGGCCGGATGACGCGGCCCATCTCGGGGATGCGCGTGACCGTGCCCATCGGCTCGACGGGCGCAGCTGCGGCGACGGTGGCCGCGGGCTGCGTGCGTGGCTTGCGAGACGTCATCGGCTAACCCCAGTAGTTCTTGCGCCCTGTGCGCGGCGCGTAATCCGTGGTCAGGTCAGCCGAGACGCGGCGACCTGTGCTCGCGATACCGCTGCCGACGTGCATTTCCGCGAGCAAGTCGAAGGCCGCAGCCATCGCGTCAATCTGGTCGTCGTGCGCGTCGCCCTGCCCGGTAAATCTGGCGACCTCGTCGCAGAGGTCAGGCAGCCACGCAGCGCCCTCACGAACGAGCACGCGGCCCGCGTTCCACGCTGCGGCAAGCGGAGTCGCGCGCGAGTACTTGTCGCCCACCGCGGTCTTGACCTCGACTTGTAGCCCGACTCCTCGAGGTGGCGGCAGCGCGAGAAAGTCGAGCGCGCCACGGTCAGCGCCACCTGCGTAGATGCGCGACGCGGTGTGAGGCCATCGCATCCTCAGCGCCGCGAGCTGCTGCGCGAAATCGCTCGCACGCATCTGCGCGCGGAGCACGTCGAGGACGTAGTACTTCGCGTCCGCGCCGCTGCCTGCTTTGCCCATCACGACAGCCACCGACCAGTCTGCGCTCGTCTTTGCTGAGTATGCGAGGTCGAGCCCGATGCCGCGCGTAAGCTCGGTGGGCGCAGTCGCGTACGTCGTCGGCGTCGCGCTGAACACCGCGCCTCCGCGCGCGCGTGGCTGGCCCATGTACAGCGCCGCCCACTCGTACGGCCCGACCTCGCGCTCGCGCTGGCGAAGGAACTCACGCGGCCTCTGCGACGGCCACAGCGACTCGTCGTCGGCGGTGATGGCAGGCAGGTTGACGACCTCCCAGCCGTCAGCTTCGAGCCTGCCGATCAGGTCGTCCGGGTGCCAGCGTGTGTGGACTACGATGCACGAACCCGTGGGCGCGATGCGCGTGAGCGCCGTCGAGCGCAGCCAGTCGGAAATCTTCTCGCGCTCGCGCCGACTCTCGGCCTCCTCGCGATTCTTGTGCGGGTCATCGACGACGACGATCTGCGCCGCGTAGCCGGTGAGCGGCCCGCCGATGCCCGTCGCGAGCAGCCCACCGCCCTCGACAAGTCGCCAGCGTCCTGCCGCGCTCGTGTCGTCGCGCAGACTCAGCCCAGCCTCGCGTGCGAGGTCGCGAATCTCTTTGCTGCGGTCGTGCGCAAAGTCGGCCGAATAGGACGCGTACACGATCGGCCACGTCGGATGACGCGACAGCATTTGAACGATTCCATGCTGGATCAGCGTCGTCTTCCCGAACTGCGCCGGGACGCTGACGCACGCACGCACCGTCTCGCCACGCATCGCGCGCTCGAAGAGAGCAGCCACCGGCGCGAGGTGACGCGGCGGCTCCCATCGCGGAGACAGCGCGGCGACGTAATCCACGAGGCTCAGCTTACGCCGCGGGTCTTCACGCGACGGCGACTTCTCCGCGCGCAGCCGCTCAAGCTCCTGCGCCGCTGCCGCTCGCAGCCGCGTCGACACCTGCTGCTGCCGCCGACCGCGGATGATCTCGCGCACCGACATCAGTGCGCCTCGACGTCGGCCTCGTCGTCGTCGGCCTTGTGATCGCCAGCAAGCCGCGCGAGTAGCACCGCGTACCACTCAGACGGCAGGCACTCACGCGCCGCCGTCAGCACGTCGTTCGCCGCGGCCTCCTGCGCGCGGATGACCAGCTGCTGCGAGGGCGCGTACGTCTCGGGCATCGTGCGCTCAAGCAACCATGCGCGAGCTTTCCAGTCGCTTTCCTCGCCAGCCTGCGTGGGCTTGGCCTGCAAGCGAATCTGGTCGAGCATCTGCTGCTCAAACACCGAGCGTGCGCGTGCGACGGCCTGCATGAAACCGCAGTATGGCTCGCGCCCCTGCTCGGCCCACGATTGCCAGTTTGCCAGCGTGCGAGGCGAGATGCCCTCCGCAGCCGCTGCCGACGAAAGACGTAGCCCGCCCTCGACGCGCACGCATATCCGCTGCGTGAACTCAGTCGTGAGCAGCGTCGGTCGCCCCAGCGTGCGCGTTGCCTTTTCAGGCTCCTCGCCCTTCCGCTGCCGCTTGCTCATGCCGTCACCATCGCAGGAATCCCGCGCATCGTAAGCGACGCACGCGCTAGCAGGCCCGCGCAAGCCTCACGAGCGGTCACGACTGGCCAAGTCTGGCCACGCGTCATCGGCCCCTCGCTGGGCGCATTTGCTCGCGGAGCCACGATTGCAGCTCGGTCTTCAC